TCAACAATATTAACAAAGTTTGCTCTTGTAATATCATCATTAAATTCAAAGAGTTGTGCTCTTGCAGCTCTTTCTATTGCAGTTTCAACATTCAAGAATAAACGACGAACGTTGATTCTATCAAATGCAGATACAAATCCAAGTGCAGTTTTGTCACCAAAGAGTATAATTCCTTGGCCAGGGAAAGCAACAACTGGATTAATTCTCTTAGTATATAGTAGATCTCTCTGTGCTTGAGATGGGTTGTATGCAAGTTTAACTGCATTGTTTACAACACCACGATCTGCACCAGCTGGTGAGAACCAAGGGAATGAATTTTGAGATGTTCTCGCCATCATACCAGCAACGTCAGAGTTAGTTGGAATATAACGGAACTTATTATTGAAACGATCAAAGATATATTTGTAACCAGAGTCAATCACAGCATAAGATGATGATGTGTATTGATTGCAAGTTGTCAATATATTTGTTGTTTGTGTATCACTGTTTGAAATTGGTACAGGTGCAACACCAGCTCCACTTAAAACATCTGATTTAGATGGGCCAACAACTGCAATACAATCTTTTCTATCAGAAGCGATAGATATTAACTTATTAGCTTTACCAACTGTTTCTTCTCTACTTCCTAATCCAGGCCCCATGATAAGATAATTTACAGGATATTCTCTAATATTTGTAAATTGATTATATCCAGAAATGATATCTCCAAGAGTTGTAGGATATGTTGGTGCAGTAAATGTACCACCGTAATCCTTTCCACCCTCTAATGAGAATGTAGATTTACCTGTACCTACGAAACTTACACCTTGAGTAACCTGTCCCCATGAACCAGCAGCAATATTTGCAGCACTGTTTGCACCTGTTAAAGGAGTTCCATTTGGTTTTGCACCAGCAAAGATGTATTCTGAATTATTTGCTAGGAAATCTTTATAGTAAACTGGTGAGTTAAACTGTTTTGCATCTTCTGCCTTAGAAAGATTAACCCAAGTTTCTAGAATTTGACCAGCAGTTCCTGATTCTTTTCCACTATCATCAACTACAACAACGTGCATTTCATCAAATCTAGAACTTCTAGAATTTGCATATGCAGAAGTTTGTGGTTTTGGTGCAATACTCTTCCAGAAAACAGTTGCGTTATCCAAACCTAGTGTTTGTGAATCATACCAGTCATCAGCTGTAGTTGGTTGTAATGCAGAATTAGTGGTTATACCAGTAACTGTCATTGTTTCTGCAGCAGTACCAACACCAGCAATTACAACTAAATCACCAACATCAATACCACCTAGAGAATTTACAACTATATTCCCATCATTAGCACCACTGTTTGATGCAGCAACAGTTGTTGCAGCACCAGCTTGTTGAGTAACAACAGTAATTGTACTTCCATCATTATGAGCTGTTGCAGTTGTTCCACCAATTCCTCTTGTGGTGATGGTGAGCACATTACCTGAGATTCCTCCAACTTGCATCAACTCACCACCAATGAGTAATTTTGAAACGTTAGCAGTAATTCCAGTTACACTTGCAACGTTTACAGAGTTTTCACCCACACCAAGCGCAGCACCACCAGCGTTATCAATTGTGGTTGTTGCAGTTTTGTTTAATAAAGTTATAGATTCACCAACTGTAATTGCACTTTGATTTGTTCCAGCTACACTTCTTGTTACTTGAATAGAAGTTGAAGCAGCACCAGTCGCACCAGCGATGATTACGTCTCTAGTAGTCTTAAATTCATAAGCACTACCTTTTTCATAATCCTGTGCGGTAACACTTCCTCCAACAGCAACTGCGCTTACAACTTTAACATCAACAGATCCAGCACCAACACCTGTAACTGTTCCAGAAAGATGTCCATTCAATGTCACTGAAGTACCAATACCACCAATTGTAACACCACCAAATGACTGTGTGATTCCAGCACCAACAACAACACCAGCAGTATCAATACCACTTAGTGTTTGGTCTGCAATTGAGTCTATCGTACAAACCTTTAATCCATTAGCCCATGTGCCTGGGTTCTTTGCAGCATAGTACCAAGTTGTTGCTGACTCATATGCGTTAAAATAATCGTCAGTGTTTTTAATTTTTAAACTACTTAGTGAACTACCAGCACCACTAGCAACTGCTGCGTTTGCGTTATTTAATGAATCACCGTCTGTTCTTACAACTCTAAGAACTCCTCCATATGAAAGATATGAAGCAGCTGATAACCAATATTCGTATTGAGAACTTGTCTCCTGTGGTTCTCCGAAAGTTTCAACTAAATCTTTCTCACTCTCTATTAATTGTGGATCTTCTACTGGGCCTTTCACAAACGGGCCTGCAATGGCACCAGTCTGATCACTCACTCCAGTAATTCCTCCCCTAGTAAGGTCAACTTCCTTGACTTTTACACCAGGCGAGACTAAGCCTAAACCAGCCATCTGATTTCCTCTGCGTGTCAGTATTTTATCTAAATTTATTTATTATTTACCCGACTTACATATGGGGAAACAATACATGAACATTACCAATCAGGATATTCCCAACTTACTATTTTTTTCTTTCTTGACTTTGAGATCCTACTGATAGTACAGAGTTTACACTCATATGAATAGGACGAAGCATTACCACCTCTGTTTTTTCTAGTTAAGTAAAAACCATCAATCAAATTTTTCTCCTCTCCACATACACGACATATCCTTTCTTTCAGAAACAAATGTTCTAGATCAAACTGATCATCTAAGTCCATTAGATACCATTCCAGAAATTGTCTACTGGTTGTACATTTCTAGAAGCCAGATACAAACCTATGTTTGTAAAGAACCAGAGAATATTAATAACCCAAGTTTGTCTCCACAAATATTTTCTGTTATATTGAACTATATAAAGGTTTCTCTCATTGTCTTTTACAAACTGTTCTAATACTAATGCAACAACAAATCCTATTGCATATATGTAGAATACAAAGTTTAAAAAACTTGAACCGAGAAGTAAAAATGAAATCATGTGTAGTACCTAATAATATTCCCACATATAGCTGGAATCACCATATGTAGAAAATACTTCATCACCATTTGCCTTTGTCCATCTGTCACCACCTTCCACAAACTCATCTTCATCTAATCCATCAGATATGAAACCAAATGGAGCCATGTCTTGTTCTATCTGATCTTTCTGATCTTCATATAATCTCTTTCTTACGTCTTGATCTGTTAATTCTTTGAAGTAGTCTTGATCCACCATCCATGCATATATGACTAGACACATGGCTAAGTCATCATTACATCCTTCTTCAGCTTCAAATGATGTTCTCTTTTGTATGAATGTAGTTAGTTCAGATATAATATCATAGTCTTTGAATAAAACCTTGTCAGACTCAATCATAGTCTTGAGGTTAGAACATCCTAAAGCTTTGACTGCCTTGGACATCTTAACTCCAAGTTGAGTTTTCTTTCCACTGAATCCTTGTCCTACTATCTGACCAGCACGACCTCTCATCGAACACTGAAGTAAATTAGGATATTCTAGATCGTAATTTAATATGGAAGCTACTTGATCTCCGATATCATTCACCTCACACAAAACCCATGCGTTGTTGTACCCTCTTATTGTATCATGTATTATAGAAGGAAACAACATTGGTTTGATACTATTGTTTCTATATTTGGCCACTACCTGATGTGGGTATGATGTAATATCAACTACTACAAATGCAGAGTAGTCATTGTCCATACCTCTAGCCACGTCAACCGTACACATATACTCATGATCCTTCTTTGGTTCTTCATATACATCTAATCCATTACTAGACTGTAGTGGTTTATCATATACCAAAGCTCTGAGTTTTGCTGGATTGATAAGAGTATCAACAGATCCTAAGAACTCACATTCAAACTCAACCTTGAACTGTTGTTCTGAAGTGTTTGCAATTGTTTGTTCTCTCCACTTCTCATCTCTACCTGGCACTTCAGACCAATGAACTGATGTAGGAACGTATTCATTTTGTTTACGTTCTGCATCATGCCACATCCTATAAAAATGATTCATCCCATGAGGGGTTGAAACCATTATGACTTTCGTTGACTTACCAGAAGTGATAG